TTTGTGAAGATGGTCCACAACGGAGTTGAGTATGGCATCATGCAAGCGTATGCCGAAGGGTTTAATATTCTCCATCATGGTGATCTTGGTTCCAAATATGTTAAGGAGGGGGATGCTGAGGTTGCTCCGATGGAGAATCCAGAAGATTATCAATATGATATTGACACTGTTGAAGTGGCTGAGCTTTGGCGTCGTGGTAGTGTGGTTGGTTCTTGGTTACTCGATCTTACCGCTGATGTACTACGGCATGATCCAAAACTTAGCAAGTTCGATGGGGGAGTATCAGACTCTGGTGAAGGTCGTTGGACTCTTCACGCTGCTGTGGATCTTGGTGTACCCACACCTGTTATCTCTGCCGCACTATTTGAACGCTTTAATTCTAGGAGACTGGGAGAGTTCGGAAACAAAATCCTAAACGGAATGCGTTACATGTTTGGCGGACATCATGTCCGATAGATCTCATCTGATTGAGAAGAAAAACTTCTTATCGGTGAATGAATGTAATAAGTTAATTGATTTTTATAATGTAAATATAAAAGAGTCATTTACCTACAGAGACACATTTCCTTTAGACATTTCTGCTAACCACATAGAACAAGAACCATTACTCCGAACTTCTATTATTAACATCTTGCAGGAGTGTAAGAAGTATGATGAAAAAATATTAGTAGACGCTTGTCAAATTGTTAAGTGGCCTGTAAACTCTTTCATGAAACCACATATGGATAATGATGGAGATGTGTTTGCCGCTCTAGTTTATTTGAATGATAACTATGTTGGAGGTGAGACTTGTTTCGAGCACACTCAAGTGGTTCCTGAAACGGGCAAGTTGACAATTTTTTCTAACACTAAACTCACTCATTCGGTAAATATGATAAAGGAAAACACTAGATACATTCTAGCACTATGGTTTACAAATGACTTTTGCTGATGTCCTTCTTTGGGGAGCAATACCCTTTGTATTATCCACAATATATTTCGGGGTACGAAAAGGTGAAAATGTCTACTATGACTCGGACAACTACGACGGAAATGGAACCGCACACTAAACGCTTAGTTATCTTCGGTGCTACCGGAGATCTAGCAAAGAAAAAATTAATACCGGCTTTATTTGAGTTGTGGAAGAAAGAACTTCTTCCACACAATATTTTGATTGTTGGTGCTTCTCGTAGAGAACATACTAAAGAGTCTTGGTTGGAACATCTTGGGGAATATCCTGAAGAGTTTTGTCACTGGTTAGACTTTGTTTGTTGCGATCTTGATTGTCAAGAGAGTTTGAACAAACTTCATGATAATAGTGCAGAGACCACATACTTCTTATCTGTTCCACCAGAGAGATATGAACATGGCATCATCAATCTTAAAGAGGCTGGGTTCCTGGATAACGCAGATCTCTCCAGAGTGGTTATCGAGAAACCCTTTGGGTACGATCTTAAATCTGCTAATCATCTACAATCTGTGGTTAGCAGACATTTACGCGAGAAACAAGTATACCGCATTGATCATTATCTTGGTAAAGATACTGTTAACAATATACTTGCTACTAGATTTGGCAACGTTCTTCTGGAACCTCTTTGGAATCGGGAGTACATAGAAGAAGTTCAGATCTTTGCTACGGAGACTCTGGGGTGTGAAGGTCGTTCACAATACTATGAAGGTGCGGGTGTGGTTCGTGACATGTTACAGAACCATATGCTCCAGATTCTGTCCCTCATCGCTATGGAGGCACCATGTAGAATGACTTCTACAGAAATCCGTAGAGAGAAGACAAAGGTTCTTGCTGCTACTCGTCTTGGTACGAAACTTGTTACGGGACAGTATGAGGGATACCGTGAGGAACAGGGTGTCGGTCCAGAATCAGGCACTCAAACTTTTGTTGCTGGTGATCTGTACATTGATAACTGGAGATGGAAGGGTGTTCCATTCCACTTCATGACTGGTAAGAAGATGCCCTATCAGTGTGTTGAAGTTGTTGTCAAACTCAAGGCACCTCCAGTTGGATTGTTTGAAGGTGAAACACCAGGACGTATCGTGATGCGTCTTCAACCACATGCTCACCTTGATATTCAGATTGACGTAAAGTCTCCTGGAATGAGTGAGGAAGTTGAGTTGGCAACACTCACCCATCGTTATCCTGATTGGTTGGGTGTAGATGGTTACGAGAAACTCCTGTACGATGCACTAAATGGTGATCAATCACACTTCGTTCATTCTGAAGAAGTGTTAGAATCTTGGAGAATCGTCGATGACTTGTTATGTGTTGGTGATGCGTGTCCCATTCGCACTGCTCCATACATTTATAGAGGTGGATGGGGCCCACAACACAAAGTAGATATGATCACTGATTGGGATTATCCAGCATGAGTACATTGTTTGCATTCTCTTTCATTACATTGTTAACTCTTGCAATGCAGTTAACATGGCCGGGTAGATACCGAGGTTGACATGGATGACAAAGAAAAGGAAAAACAAAAACGAATAAAAGAGGTGTCGAAGCATCTTCATCCACATGATGATGAACCTGATCCCACTGCATACATGGGGAACTATAACTTTCCTCAGATGCTTTTTGCTTTTTGCCTTGGTTTTGTGACCATGTTTGTATTATCGGTAGATGAAATCAACGATTTCAAAGGTTGTCCCTTACCCGAGTATTTCCAAAATGGCACACGTTCAGCTCCTGGTTAGACACACAATGCAGACACAATGGTGTCTTGGGGTGATGGGGTTTATGTTAGTGTTTGTTCCAATTATTGGTATGCATTTGGTGCATAAGTATAAGTGGGAACACTGGCAACCATTTAGTAATGAACCTCATACTTAGACCATTAGAAGATGTAAACGATCCCGTTTGGAGTGTGATTATTAGTTTAATCATACTTCTTGCGGGAGTTTTCTATGTCATTGTCTATATACTAGGAATTGATGAGAGAGAATCCCATGGGAGCCATGACACCCCCGAGCAGGAAGAGTTGCTACAACTTCCGAGTGACGACGATTGATAGAGTTCTAGATGGAGATACTATTGATGTCACGATTGATCTAGGATTTGATCTATATAAGAAAGAGAGAGTCCGAGTTGCTGGGGTTGATACGCCAGAAAAACGCACAAGAGATCTAGAGGAGAAGGCCCTTGGAATCGACGCAACCAACTGGCTCAAAGAAAAACTGGAAGGTGCGGTGGCTGGTGATGATGATCTTGTTATCCGCACTGAACTTGTCGGCGGTGTTGGGAAGTATGGGCGTCTTCTTGGCTGGTTATACATTGGGGATGCAGATGTGTCCCTCAACGAAGCAATGATTACCGAGGGGTATGCATGGGCATACGATGGGGGAACAAAGCAGAAAAACTTTGAGGAACTTCGTGAGATTCGCAGAGCACACGGAACATTAATTTGATCTAAATAGATTTGCCTTTGTTGGTGATTCATGGCTGAAGAAGTAAAGAAGGAAGAACCTAAAAAGAAAGGTCCTCTCGGCAAACTCAAAGATAAAGTTGAGGATGCTGATGAGCAATTAGCAGTCCTCAGTACGTTGGTGAGACTGGGTATTCTCATATGGAGTGGTGGTATCCTCACTCTTAACTATGTGACTATCCCTGGATTGCCACAACAGAAGATCGATCCAACTTTCATAGCATCTGTCTTCACGGGCGTGCTAGCGACTTTTGGCGTTCAGACTGCTAAGAAGTCTGGCGACGGCACCATGAAGATGAATGGTGGTGGAGGAATCTCCAAAGCGGATATGGAGAAACTAATTGAGAGAGCATCTCAAACCGCACCTGCTCAAATCGTCCGCATTGAACAAGCACCTATTAAGATTGCGGGAGCAAGTGATGGCGAACCACCAGTCAAACCAACGATCTAATAATCCATTCAAGTGGGCAGTGCTGACAGTGGGAACACTGTTTGGTGTTGCTCACATTGGTGTTCTAGGACATCTAATTAACAGGACTGATTTACCAGTCATCAATTTACCTGTGGGTGACTACACATCCTACAAGGTAGAAGCTGGGAAGGAAGGATATAAAATCGAATACAATTCCAATGATCCAAAGGTTATGAGTATCAACAAACATGTTGATAAGAAACCAGGATTCCTTGGTATTGGCGGCAAAACTTTTATTGTGACGAAAGAAGAATATACTATGGATGGTGCCCGCCACATGGGTGGAGGTGATGTGGGAAAGTTGAGTGCAAAAGACGCCGAGTGTATCAAGGCGGAAGGTGGTGGAGAAAATGCCGGTAGACAAGTCGGTGCTACCTTAGGAGCTGCTGTTGCACCGAGCGTGATGAGTGTCCCATACATTGGTTGGCTTGCTGCTGGTTGGGTCGCAATGTTTAGTCAGGACAAAGGTTCTGAGATAGGTGGGGATATCGCAACAATGATGAAAGATTGTGAGTAATAATACGATATATAATGTAGTTGCATAAACTTCATGCAGTTTATTTTCGCGTTTCTGGCAACACTATTTCTTGCTGCTCCTGCATGGGCAGTAGACGTTCAGATGGGATCTAATGGTAATCTTGTCTTTGATCCTCCGGAGGTTACTATCTCAGCTGGCGAGTCGGTGCATTTTGTTAATAATATGCTCCCTCCTCATAACGTTATCGTTGAGGATCGTCCTGACTTAGGTCACGAAGCCCTTGCAATGTTACCAGGTGAAGAGTTCGATGTTGCATTCCCTGAAGCAGGTGACTACACTTACTGGTGTGGACCCCACAAAGGAGCAGGCATGATCGGCACAGTTCACGTCGAATGAGTCCAGATCAGAAGAGAGAGTTTTACAAGTCACTAAGAGAACGCATCAAACAATTACGAATGCAACATCTCTTTGAAGAACCTTGCCCTCTCTATGAACCTGAGTGGGAAGAGGACCATTATTGGGACTGTAGATTAACTTACGACTACGAAGAAGATGAAGAAACTCAATGAGGTTGTTCTAAACATCACGGTGTCAATCATTGATTTCTTATATAAAGGTAGAGACTTTCAAAGGTTCTGGGTGCTTGAGGAGATTGCTCGAGCACCATACTTTGCCTTTCTAAGTGTTCTACATTTGAGAGAATCTTTGGGTCTCCGTGGTCCAGAACACATCTATCTGATGGAGGAACATTTTGCTCAAACACTTAACGAGACAGAACATCTGGAATACATGG